TTCAAAGAAATATGATGTTTTGAAAAGAGCCCTTTAATTGAATACTCATTGTTTTGTCCTTTTGGCATAAGATTAATGTCAATCTCAAATCCTCCAGTCGTTACTAATCTTTTCCAATCATTTCGGGCTCTTTCCAAACTCATCACTTAAACCTTTAACAATTTATTAAAATCTTTTTTGCTCATGTTTGTTAATTCTTCAATCGACACAATCACTTCACCTTTTGAAAACATTTCATCTTCTTCTTTCCAATCGTTAGCTAATAATTGTTCTTTGCGTTCAGTAAATTGTAAATCATTTTTAATTTCTTCTTTCTTTTCTTCTTTTACAATTTCTTCTAAATAACCAGATTTAACAAGTTCATTCGCTACACCTGTTGGAAAACTTGTTTCAAAAACAATTTGCCCAACTGTATGAGTTCTTTTTCCAATACCTTGTATTCTAAGAACCTTAACTTTAAATTGTCTGTTTTCTGCCATTATTTCCAAAGTTTTAATTCCATTTCAGTTACTTTAAATTTTTGTGCTGCCAATGTAGCATCAAATTTTACAAGTAAATAACGATAATGTTTTGGCTTTTCAGACATCGTAATTACACCGCTTGTTATTGTACCAGTATAATTTACTTTAGCTGCTGCATGGGTTTTATAACCATAATACTTTAAAGAATCTCTACCGATTAACCTTAAAGAATCACTCGCTGTTAATGCCATGCTCGCTGTCAACGTGCCTGTTTCTGTAGCTGTAATATTTGTAAATGTAAAAGTATTAGTTGTTCCAGAACATGAAACCGTTGCTGAGTCTATAATTGTATAAGCATCACTCGAAAATACTTTTCCATATAAATATAATTTACCTCCAGGAGTTCCTGACACTTTAGTTATTTTTGTTCTTACAGAATATTTCAATGGATAATCCCAGTTTGTAAGAATTAAAACAGAATATAAACTATCATATTTACTAATAGTATCTCCTGCACCAAATACGATAGCGGTTGTAGGCATATAGCTTACAACCTGATTAGTAGTTCTATCGATTGGCATCGTATAAGTCTTATCTTGTGCGTTAACACAAATGCTTATAAATAAAATCAAAATTAAACCTATAAATTTTTTCATTTGTCTTTTTGTTTTAAAATTAATAATTACGCTACAACACCATTTTCTACTGTTCCGTATGCTTTCATAGAATAAATTCTATCAATAGTTACAGGTATTGGAATAGCTGCTGATTTTACTCCGAAAACGTGTGATTCTTTTGCTGGGTCTACATAATTATATAAGTAGAAATCAGTTGCAATTTGTGATACAAATTCTGGAAAAGCATCATTTGTTCCTTTTACAATCGCTGGTACACCTGCAAATGATAAGTAACCTTCAAAAGAATTTACTGGTAATACATACGCTTGGTCTGTATCAATGTAAGGTGTAGCCACTCCTGCTAAATCATAAATTTCTGGATAAGACCAAATATTAAATTTATAAGAACCTGCTGAAAATTGACCATGATATACTCCACCCTCTGCGCTTACTTGTGGCATATTCAACTCAATTAATTTAATGTTTAAATTATAATTTTGAGTTGTTACAAATGGATTAGAAATAAATGCTGTTAACACATCAGAACCCATAATAACATTGAAAACACCATCGCCAGCTTTACCTATTTGTCTTAAAAAATTACCAGCAGCTGTAAATGCTTCCATAGGATTTGCATCTGTATTATTGAAATAACCAGAAGAAGTTAAATCAACCATTGATGTCGCTTTACGTTTGAAATCAATGTTATCGCCAGATGTTAATTGTACTATACCGCTTTCAAAAACTTGAGAAGCATATAATTCATAAGTACGATTGATTTTATCTTTTAACAACATTGTTTTTTCAATAGCATTTTCAATCATGCCATTAAATGTAGATGCCGAAATTGATGTAGCTGCTTCGCCAAATAATAAATCATATCTGTCTAACTCAGTAGCATCAAACCATTCCTTAAAATAAGGAGGTGTTAATAATTTTTCAGAGTGTTTAGAAATTGTATTTCTGTTTCCCCCTGTACCTCTTAGTACATCAACAGCTATTAATTCTTGTCCACGTCTTACTTGAATAGAAATATTTTTTTGGTCAGTTGTTTTCTTTTTGAAAAAACTTAATAAAAAACTTTTTGGAGCTAATTGTTTGCTCTCATCGAATACTGCAATTAATTCTCTCGTAAAGAGCCCTCTTGCTTCGCTTATACTTAAATTTGCCATTTTTTTTAAATTTAAATGTTATCAATTTTTGTTAATTCAGTTGCACTTACTAACTCTATCCCTAAAGTATCACAAGCCAATCTATCACGTAAAATTCTCGTTCCACCGCCTTGGTCTGTGATAGAAGTTGCCAAAGTATCAGTACCGTTTAAAGTAAGTTTTTCTTCAGCTACTTTTCCACCAATACAAATAGTAACGTCTTCATTTGTACCGTCTGCTATTGTGATGTCTTCAGCTAAAACACCTGTTGGTATTTGTGAACCGTCCGTTGAACCAGAAGCTAAAACTGCTCCTTTTCCTGTTGCTGATATTGTTCCAATAGGCATACCTGCGGTTAATACCAAAGGATTTCCAGTTGCGTTTGCTATGTTTATTTTTCTATATTTATTATCAAATACAAATATTTTAGAAAAATCATAACTTACTCCCATCTGGTTTCTGTTTGCAAAATCTAATGTTTCACTCATTGTTTTAAATTTTTAATTTTTTCTTAATTCTTTTAATTCTTTTGCGAAAGCGTCAACTTCTTTTTCTTTGTCTGTTTTTTCAGTTTCAACTTTCTTAGTTGTAATTTCTTTTTCAGTATCAGTTTCAAGTTTTTTAACTTGTGCTTTAGCTGCAATTTTTACAGTCATACGTGCCATTACTTCCGAGTTCATTTCTTCGCCTTCGTTAATAGCTTTGATTGTAGCGTCTTTGTCTACATCAATGAAATTTAAATGAGCTTTTATTCTCATTCTTTCTGAGTCCATTCCTTCTTTTTGAATTGAAGCATATATCTCAGGGTGGTCTGCTTTAATTTGTTCTTTTGTCATTTTTTTATTGTTTAAATTATTACTATCTGTTGTGCTTTTTTCTTCACTACCTTGTGATTTTACTTCGCTACCTTGCGGTTCAAAATTTGAAAAAGCTACGAATCTTTCATTTAATGCTGCTATTTCTTTTGGTTCTAATCTATTTATTTTACTAACCAATCCAATTTCTTTAGCTTGTTTTGCTGTCAAATAAACATCTTTACGAGCGTCTAAAGAAAATAAATCATCTAAAGAACATTTCATTATTTCAGATAATTTTTTGCAGTCAACTCTCTTTTCTAATGCTGCTCTTAATTCTTTATTTTTCTGTGCTAAAAACATTTTATCGTCTTCGCTTTGTACGTACCCATCTGCTCTGTGAATTAAGAATGTACTAACATCTAAACATTCAACTTTGTCTGCAAATAAAGCAATATAAGCCGCCATTGAAGATGCTTGTCCATCAACCTTTACAAACACTTTTCTACCTTGCGTTTGTATTTCATTCATCTTTGCTACTATTCCCCAACCTGCAAAAATCGAACCGCCAGAACAATTCATTCTTATTGTGATGTCATTAGTTACATCTACTTGTCCCATTTTATCAATTAATAATTCTGCGGTATCTCCGTAGATTGATGTATAAAGTAATATTTCTGTTGTTGCCATATTTTATATTGTTAAACCTATTCTTACTGCAAATGACAATGTAGTTACAGTTCCAGATAATCCTGCCCCGTAGCTCATTGATATTAAACCTGTGGATTCTATTCTTATTAATCCTACTCCTATGCCGCCTGATGCTATACACAACCCGGCTATTTCGTGTCTTTTATTTGGTCTGTACCCTACTGGTAATGTGAAAATATTATCTCCATCTGTACCATCATAAATAACACCTTCAATTAATAAATATCCAAATACATCTTTTTTATATCTAAATAATTGCTTGTCAGAAACTGTGGTTTTCCAAGGAGTAGTTAATGTTGGATAAATCCATGCTTCTTCTACTAATGCTTGACTAATAGGTGTTGATACTACTCCTAATATTTTTGCTACCAATGCTTCTATTAATTGCCTTGGCGGAAATAACTCGTCTTCTTCGTCTTCTACAGCTGGGTCTGGTACTCCGTTATATGTAAATCCTGCGTCTGACATTAATCCAGCAAAGAATTGCGTAATATCGCCATGTATTGCTTCGGTCATTGGTGTACCTTCAACAACTGGGTTTACTGTTTCGTCCCTATCTCTTATAGCACCATATCGATAATGTGTACTTGGTGGGACTGTGTTTATTGTATCGCTAATCTTCCTTGCCATTTTCTTTAGGTTCTTTAGGTTCTTTTTCTTCTACTTCAAATCCTGCTTTTTTAATTAATTCTTTTTCTTTCATTAACTTAATAATGTTTTGCTCAAAATCTCCACCTCCTAAACTTTCAACCGCTGCGGTATATGTTGTTAATGGTGTAAACTCATCTCCTAATTTTTTTCGTTCTGCTAACACTTCTTTTAATGGGTCAATATGTGGTATGCTTTCGCCTATCCATCTACAGTTTTGATATGCTTCTATTGCCATTAAATTATCTCGGTCATAGCTTTCTATATATCCTGGGGCTTGAATTTTATTATTTAATATTTCTAACTCTAACCATAAATTATAAAATGGTTGATTTATTTGTTCTGAAATATTTACCCTTGCTGTTTTTACTGAATATTCCCAGTCTTTAATTGCAGCACGAGAAGCGGAATAATTACTATCAAATCTCATCATAGCAACCTCATAAGGTATGCCAATCGTAGAGCAAATAATATGTATATTAGCTTCAAAAAATTCTTTAAAATATAATTCGTTCTTTGCTTCTAAACTTTTAATAGTTGCATCTATTGGTAAATTATGAACTTGTTTATGTGTTGATATTGCAATTTTAGTTGCTGCATCTTCATAAGCAGATGTTGTTTTACTTTCAGGTGCTTCGCCTGTACCCATATTTAAACTCTGTAATAGCTTTGCACCTAATGGATTTTCGCCTGTTGATGTTGTACCATGCTCAATAAAATAAGCTATTTTAGCTCGTTCTTCTGCACTGCCTACAGTTGCTTCTTTATACCTGTCAAGTTTCTTTAGCGTTTCCATAACCGCTATTAATATCGGAACGCCTCTAACATTATTTATTCTGTATTTGTTGCCATATATTAATGTTGCTATTACTCTGCCTGACCTTGCTCCTATACGTGGCACTCTTCTAAATTCGCCTGTTACATCATAAATGTAATAAGCAATATGTTCTCCGTTTGGTGCAATTTCAATTCCGTCTTGAATTTTATTACCTCGATTTATTGCTTCTCTTTGAAACGCACCAGAATAAGGAGTGCAAATATGATAGCCGTCTATTAACTGAGTGTTAACACGTGCTTTAATTACTCTATGGATTAACAAAGCATCACCGCCTATTAAAGCGTGCTTGTATGCTTCGCCTGTTATTTTATTGAAAGATGACATTTGAGCATAATCAGAATATCTTGATTTGCTCCATAATTTATAACGACTTTCAACTGTATTTATAAAATCATTATCATTTGAAAAATTAATTCCTTCTTGTTGTAATATTCTTTGGTCAGGTTCTGGTTGGCATCTTAAACCATTACCAACAACCCAGCGGATATAAGGATTAATAACGGTTTGAGCAATTTCAGATTCTAAATATAATTGCCATGACCTTGCTCTTACCCTTGTGAAATCAATTGTATAATCACGTATAGCACCCATTTCTCCAGGTGTCTTTTCGCCTGTAAATACTTGTCTGTAAATCGGGGTATAATGAAAAGGATTAGATAAAGAATAGGCTAATACTTTTTTATTCGTTTCAATGCTCTCTTTTATTTCAGCAATAGCAGAATCGATAACGGTTTTTAAATCGTTATCGGTTTGCTTTTTATTTCCAAATATCTTAGATATTACGCCCATTCCTTAGTGATTGTATGTCTTGTGCATCTGCTAACCTCATTATCCTTTGTCCTGTTATTTGTGCATGAAGTCTGATTGCTATTTTTTCGTATTCATTAATAGCTTTTGCAATAGTATCGGGGCTTCTGTATTTTGTTGTTATTACAGTTTGTCCATCGTTTAACGTATATTGCTCAATGTCAGAATTTGAAATAACCGCTAATTGCTGTATTTCTAAGGCATCTATAATTGACAAGATACGTAAATACCTTGTCGCTTTATTTGGTGTATTGGTTATATATTCTCCTTCTGTCATGTTACAAAAATAAATTATTATTTATTTGTTTTTGTATTAATAAATATTAATTTGACAAAATAAAAAAAGCAGGTAATTTTTATTTACCTGCTCAAACCATGAATATATGATGATTGAAAAGAACTACTGTTTAAATTCATTAATTTTTAATCTGCAAATTTCAGATTCTTTATCTACTAACTTATAACACCATTTATTAAAGTTTTGACAATTACCACAACATAAACCTTTTGGTAATAAATAATATTGTTTCTTTATAAATCTTGATGTTAATTTTCTCATCAACTCTGAAACAGAATTAATTTTTAATGTTATTACTGATTTATTTAATAAATCATATTCCGACTGCAAAATTTCAAAACTAATTTTCGCAATTGGTTTTCCTTTTGCCCAAGAGTTCTTAGCCATAATTATTCAATTACATTTTTAACTTTCAATCGAAATATAATTTTTATTTTTTGAATTATCCATTTGAAAATATTTCTTTTTCGTTTAGCGGTTTCTAATTTGCAAACATCTCTTAACGCACCCATATATAAATTAAAACCTGTTACACCTTTTAAACGATATACAGTTAATAATTCTTCATAATGATTAATTGCATATTCTTTGCCGTCCTTTTTAAAATTCATTTGAGGCAATGTTTTTGCCAGTTGCTTAAAATATTCTTTGACAAGCATTTTTTTACCGTCTACATTTACGTGTTTCTGATTAAATACTATTTTCATATATTATAAATTTTCGTTTAAATTATTTTCTTTTTCTAAATCATCTGATATTAATCTTTCTTTGTAATCTTGTTTGTCTTTTTCTTTTCGTAGTATTTCTTTTTCTTTTTCTAAATCAAATGTTTCTTTGTCAGAATTATATTCAATAGTTGGTGCGTTCTTAAATGCTTTCACGCCTAATCTTATTAGCCATGCTATTAAAGCAATACAAATAATTATCATAATTAAGTCTTTCATAGTTATTCAATTTTTAAAATTATTTCTCCTATTTTTAATTCTATTTTTTGAATTTTTTCTCTTAGAATTAATTTGTCTTTTTCAATTTCATCTGATGGATAAATAGCAGATAATTTATTTAATAATTCTGTTAAATTTTTTTTAGCAAAATTTAAATCCGATAAATTCATTTCTTTTAGTTTCATAGTTATAAAGTTTTTTTAATTAGTTCGCAATATGCCGCCCAGTCGGGATATTTTATATTTGACAATTTACAATATTCTGACATGAATATATTTTTTAAAGCAATATTATAAACTCGACAATCCCAAAAGTGATTCGGACTATCGTTGTTTTTCTTTTGCCATTTATGACCTAATACGCTTCCATCGCTGTTTAAAGTTTCGGTTTTACTTTCGCCTTCGTATTGTGAAAAATATCCACGTACAGTATATTTACCATTTTCAGGTTCTGGAAAATTCATAAACCCTACAGGTTGTGGAATGTTGCTCGATTCATTCCACCTTAAATCAATCTTATCTGCAAGTTCGTCTTTGATTTGATTTACTTCTAAAATATATAAATTGTTTTTTTCTTTTGATTTTTTAAATGTTGATGTATCGCTGCCTATACGTCTTAATTTTTCTACATCGCCTTTCAATCCACATATCATTAATGGATTTGAATAATTGAAACACTTATCTACAAATGTATAAGCATCTAATGTGAATGCTCCAGTATCTACACCTACTGCAAATATTGGCATTTCTGAATTGTTATCTGTTTTATATTTTTTAATTATTATTTGCTCAAATAATTTCCAGACAGAATTTGCTTCATTTAATTTGTAAGAATATAACTGGCGGTTTTCTTTACTCAATCCTCTTTGAAACGTGCCTAAACTACCAGCATCAACAGAATAACTTGAACCTGTTTCTGACCATGCTACAATCTCATAATCTATTCTGGCATCGTCGGTCATGCCGTTTAAGTCACAAGAACAAGTTATCATAACTATTTTTCCGTTACCGTCTTTTTCTGATAACACAATTGGCACTTCGCCAACTTTGTATTCTCGTGTATTGTGTGCTATTTGCATAGCTTTTATTTTACGTCCTTTTTCTTCAAACGTCTGACCTAAACATACATTTAAAAAAGTTTTTAATTGTGCTACGTCTGGTTTATCATTCAATCCGTAAGGGTAACAATTTAAAAACATACCAGCGTAATGTGTCCAATTATACATTCCTGTAGGTGCGTATAAAGCAGATAAATGATAACTATAATAACCAATCTTCAAAGGTTCTTTTGTTGGTATCCATTTGCCTTGCAGCATCATTTCATATTTATTTTTTTCTTGAAAAAACTCTCCGCATTCTTGACATACATATCCAACTGATTCTGGAATTAATTTTCCTTTGTCGTCTATTTTAAATGTGATACCTGCCTTTTGTCCTTCGTTTATTTTTGAATTTATTTTCCAATGTAACACAATATAAGCACCACAACAAGGACAAGGCACATGATAATATCTACAGTCGCCTTGATTGAATACAGGTTCTATATTAGACGTTTGTTTTATTTCTGGCGTTGATATATAAAACAATTTCATTCTCGAAGCATACGAAGCAAAACGCTGTTCAATCAATAACGTAATACTACCTGCTTTTTTGTCTGTGTGTTTAACGGCTTCAAAGTCGTCTATAAAACCATACATCAAAGAACGCTGTCTTAATTTATTTACGTTGTTTGCACCGTCAGCAATAAGATAACCGCCCGAAAACTCTTTGCTGTCTGATGTGTCGCCTGTTCTTTTATTCGTATTGCGTAATGAGTTAGGTCTTATTTTATGTCGTAAACCACAACTGTCAATCATTTGGTCAACTCGCTTCTCGATAATTTCTTTTGATAATTCTTTATTGCCTGATATTAAAATTGTCGGAGCTGGTTTTTGGTCTATTATCCAGCCTATACCATTTTCAATAACTCCAGTTGAAAATCCAATTTGCGCTCCTTTCATTACCGCAATGATTTGAGCAGGGTGTTCTGGATTCAAACAATTAACAATCTCAGTTAAATATGGTGTGATGTTGTAATGATATTTACCTGGATAAGCAGATACTTCAGATGTCATAACTCTATTCTTTTCAGCCCATTCAGCAGGAAGTACAGATGTTAATTTGTAGTCATGTGAATCTAAAAGTTTATTTGCTATGTTGTTTAAATTTTGCATTAATCTAAATCCTCGTCTTTAGTGTGTTTCTTAATTGCAATGTCAATATCTCGCTTACTTATTTTTTTGCTTTCTTCAACTGAATTATTTATTATTTCTTTTAAGTGTTTACGAAAATGAACTAAATCTTCTCTTGTACCATTTAACTTTTCTACTATTATCGCTGTGTAATTATCGGCAGCATTGTAAAACTCTGCTGTTATATTATTAAAATGTAATCCAAATATTCTTTCTACAAAATCAACTGGTATAACTTCGCCTTGTATCTTTGCCATTTTCATTCTGGCAACTTCAACTTCTGCTTTTAATTTATCTAATTTTAATTTATCTAATTCATTAAAATACTTTTCAGCGTCTTTGTTGTTGTTGTTCGTATCAACATATGATTTAACTTTTGTTTCTTCAACATTGATTTGTTTTGTTTCTGTATTTGTTTTGTTTGTATTTACTTTGTTTACCGTTGTTTTGTTTTGTTTCTGTGATAGCCAATATTTGTTAATTGGATTGGTTGTATCGAAAATTCCATTCAATAAAATTATTTTACCACGATTTTTATATGTGTTGATGTGTTGAGGCAATGTATTAAGCAACTGCGCTAACTCTTTAACTGTGTACTTTGCCATTGATTTATATTTATTTTTTATAATACAAATTTAATAAATTTTATAATACATAATACAATTTATAATACAATGCTAAAAATAACGCAATGTAAAATCAAAATGCGCTGCGTAACGTAT